TATTAAAGGTAACCTTATTACAGATATTAAAATACCACAGTCACGTTGGAATTTGGATACAATGGATGGCACAGGAACACATAACCCATCTCATCATAACTTAGATGTTAACAAAATGCAGATGGTTGGTTTCCAATACTCATGGTATGGAGCTGGATTCATTGACTTTATGATTCGTGGACCAGATGGTCATTGGACTATGGTTCACAGAATGAAAAATAACAACGTCAATAATGAAGCATTTATGCGGTCTGGTAACCTTCCAGTGAGATACTCTATTGAGAATGACTCGCCTATTACGCACCTAACAAACACTGTGGATAGTAATGCCACATCAATTCCGGGGGCTAACTTACAAGAGTTTGATGATACTGGTATATTAATGATTGATAACGAAATCATTTCATACACAGGTCGTAGCGTAACAGACGGTGCTGGAAACTTCACAGGCTGTACTCGTTCAGCAACATTAACTCAATACCTACAAGGTAATACAAATAACCTTACGGCGGGTGGTGCGATAGGTCACAGTAGTAACACTGGTATTATTGAAATATCTAACACTTGTTCACCAACTCTTTCTCATTGGGGTTCTGCCCTAGTAATGGATGGCGGCTTTGATACAGATAGAGGTTACATCTTTAACTACGCAAACTCTCACAACACATCAGGTGACAAGATTGGTTCAACACCCATCACGTCATTCATGATTAGATTGGCTCCTTCAGTATCAAACTCTTCAGTCGGAAGATTGGGTGCCAAAGAACTACTAAACAGGTCTCAACTCCTACTACAGCAATGTGCAGTTGGAATGTCTCGTGGATCGTCAACTTCTGGTGAGGTGGTTGTTCAGGGTATTATTAATCCTAGAAACTTCAGTGATGCAACATGGAAATCTTTGAATGCTGTGAATGAGGGTGGACAGCCATCATTTGCTCAAGTAGCAGAGAAAGATGATATTACGTGGAGCAGTGGAACTTATGCACTTCCGGGAGAGCGTATCTTTGCTTTCGTTGTTAATGCATCTAGAGCGGATGCCTTAGTAACTGATTTGGATCTTACGGGTCTAAAAGAATTATCAGGTGCTCCTTTAGGTGGAGACTTTAAATATCCAGATGGTCCAGACGTTCTTGCTATTAATGCTTTCACCAAATCAGGTGACGTGAAAGGAACTATTCAGTTAAGATGGGGCGAAGCCCAAGCATAACCATAAGAAGGTATAGAAATGGTACAAAAACTAAGTAACTTTTTAGGCACCTCATTTAGTGAGGCTCCAGTTGACTCCGCTGGAATTGTGTCTATTATTGGATCAACAATAATAAAGTTAGATTCTGGTACTAGTGGTAACTATATCAGAACTCTAACAGGTTCGGCTGGATTAACTGTAACAGCGGCGGCACATTCTTTGGATGGAGTTATCCAAATAGATAGCGACATTATTGCCACAAGAACTGGAACACAGACACTTACTGGAAAAACTCTAAACTTAAGTAACAACACTCTTACTACAACACTTAGTCAACTTAGTGCCGCTGTTAGTGGAGATAATGTTGTAGGCAGTCAAGCAACTCAAACTATTGCTAACAAGACACTAACTAGTCCTACTATAAATGGTGGAGATATTAATGGTCCAATAGCTCTTAATGATGTAACTACCTTTGGTCTTAGAGATGCTACTACTACTGACTTCGAAACTTTAGTAGTTTCCAATAGCGCAAGTCCAGCTTTATCCGCTGATAGAACTCTTACACTTGATGTTAACAATGCTAATAGAACTATCAGTCTTACTGGAGACTTAACTCTTGCTGGAAGCTTTATAACAAGTGGCGCACATACCACCACTTTAACAACTACTGGAAACACTGGCGTCACTTTACCGACATCAGGGACACTTGTGTCCAAGGCTTCGGCATCTTCAATCACGGCGGGTGTGTATGGATCTGGTTCTCTAGTCCCTGTTCTAACTATTGATGCTCAAGGATTTGTGGATAGTGCTGGAACAGTAGCAGTTGCTGGAGTAGCAAGCACAACATTTGATTCGGCAGATGGTATACTAACAGTCGGTACGGCTGATGGTGCGGCGTTTAATGTGACTACTCTACTTACAGCCACAAAACTAAGATCTGAATATGGTGCCGCAATATACACTGAAATGCTTGCAAGAGATGGTGCTGGTAATAATTTAGATGCAGACAAACTTGATGGACAGCATGGTTCTCACTATCGCATTAACGTGTACAGTCAGTCTGGAACTCTTTTAAACTGATATAAAAACTAGTAAAATAGGAACGACATATGGCTAACCCTAGTACAAGACAAGGTTTAATAGACTACTGCTTACGCAGACTAGGTGATCCTGTCATCGAAATCAACGTGGACGAAGATCAGATAAGTGATCGTGTAGATGAGGCACTACAGTATTTTAGAGAGTTTCATTCAGAAGCAAGTTATAGAGGATATATCCAACACCTAGTGACAGCGGATGATGTGACAAATAAGTATGTGACAATATCTTCTAACGTACAACAGGTTACGAAACTATTCAAGTTACAAGGTGGTATGTTCTCACGTAATATGTTTAGTGTCAAGTATCAAATGCATATGAATGACATAGCTAATATGCATTCTTATGTTGGAGACCTTGCTTACTATGAACAAGTTCAACAGTATCTGTCTTTACTTGACATGAGATTAAACGGAACTCCTCAAGTAGATTATGTCAGAAAGCAAAATCGTCTTTATGTTCATGGTGAGTTTGGAGAAGATATAAAAGTAGGCGAATATATTGTCGCTGAAGTTTATAGCGTTATAGATGGAAACTCTTATACCGCTGTTTGGAATGACTTATGGTTGAAAGAATATACCACAGCCCTAATCAAACATCAGTGGGGATCAAACCTTATCAAGTTTGAAGGTATGGTAATGCCCGGTGGAGTAACACTAAACGGTAGACAAATATATGAAGATGCTTTACAAGAGATAGCAAGATTAAAAGAGGTTATACGTCTTGAGCATGAACTTCCAGCGGATTTTTTTGTAGGATAATATGGCACAACCAAATAAACTTAATGAAGGTAGTGAATTCACTATACCTTTGAAAAACCTAATAGCACTGATTGCTTTTACTGGCATTGCTGTTTGGTTATTCTTTTGTATTACTGAAAGTCTTATTTTCATTGAACGAGAACTATTAACCCATTGGGAAGAGATTGAAGAAAACGATGACTGGATTGATGAATGGTCACCCCCAGCATCAGTTCAACAAACAACAAAAGATGTTCAAAAGTTAAAAACAGAAATGGAAATGTTAAGACTAGAACTAGAATACTTAAAGGCAACGGTGTACAAGAAATGAAATATACAAAAGATCTAATAGTATTAGTTTTGGTTATGGGGCTTATGGGAATTTTAGGACTTATAGTCGTAGACGAATTTATGATGGCTAATGAGCATGGTGGAGAGTTGGATGAAAGTGTAATTGGCTTGCTTCAAATGTCACTCACTGGCGTGATTGGTATCGTAGGCGGCTACATTGGTGGAAAGTCGAATGGCAACTAATCTTTACTTCAGTCAAAAGGTAAGCTCTGAACAGAACCTCTATGAAGATATTACCATAGAGTCTTTGAAGATGTTTGGGCAAGACGTTTATTACTTGCCTAGAGACATAGTTAATGAAGACAGAATATTTGGTGATGACGTTCCTTCTAGGTTTAACTCTTCATATAAGATAGAAATGTATATTGAGAATACAGATGGCTTTGATGGAGAAGGAGATCTGTTTACTAAGTTTGGTGTGGAGATAAGAGACCAAGCAACATTCGTAGTTGCTAGACGCAGATGGACTTCAACTATCAATAGGTTTGATAATGATATCAATAGTGAAAGACCAAGAGAAGGTGATCTAGTATACATCCCAATGTCAAACTCTATGTTCCAGATCATGGCAGTAGAGCATGAGCAACCATTCTATCAATTAAGTAACTTGTCTACATACAAACTCAGATGTGAGTTATTTGAATACAACGATGAAGATTTTGATACAAACGTTGCCGCTATTGATGGAATAGAAACATCTTATGCTTATGAGTATCTGTTGACCCTTGACAGTGCTGGAGGAGGCTTTACAGTAGGAGAAGCTGTTAATCAGACACTATCTACGGGAGTAATTATGTCAGGAGAAGTTTCATCCTTCTCAGACTCAGATAATGTTCTTAAGCTTATCCATATCGGCGCAGACGATGGTAAGTATCACGAGTTTGTTGCTAATAGGTTTATAGTGGGAACTACAGACTTAGACGTTGGTGGTAAGAAAGCCACTTCAACAGTCACCGCTGTAGGTGAAGACAACCAGATTAGTCAGAACGAACAGAACACTGACTTTAGTACAATAGGAGCAGGGTTCTTAGACTTCTCTGAGAACAATCCTTTTGGTGACCCGGAGAATAACTAATGGCTGACATATTTGATTTTGGATTTACGGCAGTTGATGAGGATGAACTTGACGCAGTTAAGAATGTTAAGAGTG